ATCGTCCTCTTGAACCACCAGCCTTCAGACGACATGCGGCTGATCCGCCTGGATGACCCAGTTCCTGTCAAGCGCCGCATCGTGCGCAATGGCAAGGAGATCGAGGTCACAGTTCCCATGCGGGAGCGACGGTTTGTCCAGATGATCAATGGGACCAAGCTGTATTTCCGTGAGTTTGGTTCTTCTCGTGACGTGGACAAGGACACAGGGCAATGGGCGGCCACAGGGCAGCGCCTACCCATGCACAAGCGCGGAAGCGAGTTGATCCACTTCACCGTCCTGAAGGACTCGAAAACACCCTATGGGCTGCCTCGCTGGATCAACCAACTCCCCTCTGTTTTGGGCTCTCGGAAGGCAGAAGAGTTCAACCTGGAGTTCTTTGAGAGCGGAGGACTCCCACCTGTGCTGGTCCTTGTGCAGGGCGGCTACCTGGGTGACACAGTCCGGGAGAGCCTGGAAGCCCACCTGTCTGGCAAGGCTGGGAAGAAGCACCGGGCTGCGGTGGTTGAGGCCACGGCATCGTCCGGCTCTCTGGATTCCAGCGGCACGGTGAAGGTCACGGTGGAGCGTTTCGGCGCTGAGCGACAGCAAGACTCCATGTTCCAGAAGTACGATCAGAACACCGAGGAGCATGTCCGCACGGCGTTCCGACTGCCCCCCATGTTCGTGGGGCGAGCCCAGGACTACAACTTTGCCACGGCCATGACCGGGTATCTGGTGGCAGAGGCTCAGGTGTTCGCCACGGAGCGCTTCCACTTTGACGAAGTCATGTGGCGCATCGTCACCACCATGGGCCTGAAAAATCACATGTTCAAGTCCAAGCCCCTGAGCCTCGTCAACGCCGAGAACCAGTTGAAGGCCCTGGAGATGATCATGACCAAGGACATAGCTGAGGGCGAGGATGTTCTGCACGCCATCAACACCCTGACCGGCCTGAGCCTTGAGTACAAGAAGCCGGAAGAGGTGCCAGACCCCTTGTCCCCTCTTGGCGAGGCCGCCGTACTGGAAGACCCCGATGCACTGATTGCGGACCCGCCCGTGATGAAGTCCGAGAGGGCTCAGGAGCTTTTGGTCCTGGCTTCCAAGTGGGCTCGGGTGTTGGGCCTGACGGGGGACACGCCAGTCTCCAAAGAGGAAGAGGTTCGCATCCTGAGTGCCGTGTCGTCCCTACCCGCCCATGAGACCAAGCTGATCAATGCCTCCCTTGCCACCGTCAGCCTAGCGGCCCCAGACCGTGACCTTGCAGGCCTCGCAGGCCTGTGTGGCATGGCGGCAGAGTAGGGGGCCTCATGTTCACTGACATCTTCAAGAAAGATGGGCCACTGTCTGCCAAGGACATTCGCTCTGAAGCTTCCCGAAAAGCGTGGCTCAAGCGTCAACGGGCGAAGCAAGGCAAGAGGGCTGACAACTCCCTGTCAGACCATTACGATCTCTACGATGACCCGGACGTAACGCAGGACACCCTGCTATCCGCCTTGTCTCGGGAAGATCGTGAGGAGGTGCTGTTGGCAATCAAGATGGCCGAGACTCAACCGACTTCGTTGCAGGACCCCACTATCGTGCATCAGGACGGGCCACACGCGGGGGAGTTCACCGACGAGCGCAGGGCTTTGCACAAGCAGATCATTGACGACATCCTCTCTGACGCCAACATTGAAGCGGCGACCCCCGCCACCGGGGAGGCCCCCACCTTTGTCGTCTTGGGTGGACGTGGCGGGTCTGGCAAATCCTCCTTTACGTGGGGCACAGACAAGGACGGAAACATCAAGGAGCCCAAGGTCAACGAGTTCGATTCTCGGAAGTACCTTGTGCTTGACTCTGACGCCATCAAAGAACGCCTCAAACCCCCGTATAAGGGGTGGAATGCCTACTCTGTGCACGAGGAGAGCAGCGTGTTGTTCGACGCCATCACTCAGTCGGCGGCGGAGATGGGGTTGAATTTCATTCACGATGCCACCCTCAAGTCGGACGGGGTCAGGTCAACCATCGAGTACGCCAAGGCCTCAGGGTACCGCGTGGAGGGCCACTACATGTTTGTGCCCCGACAGGTATCTGCGCAGAGAGCTATTGGCCGCTACCTGGGCAAAGGTCCGAAGGCTCGTGGCCGACTGGTACCACCTGAGATCATTCTTGGGAACACCAGGAATGAGCGCAACTTCGATGCCCTGAAGCCAGAGTTCGACAAGTGGTCTGCGTATGACAATCAGGGGGCTGCCCCAGTGCTGATCGAACGAAAGGCCACCAAATGAGCAAGCCAAACAAGGACCTCTGGGAGAACGACCCCAGCTTGGTGCCGAAGACGCCACAGCATCTCAGCATGGTGAAGCTCACGCGATTCCAGATGTTGGAGTCACGCGGGGTGGAGCCTGGGGACTCACAACTTGAAGCCTCGACGCAGGAGTTCCGCAAGGAGTACCTGTCGTGGTGGACATCACGCCAAGGGGCGTGACGTGCCTGTCAAGCTGGAGGCGTTCCTCAGCATAGAGGACAGTTTCACACAGAGGCTGTCCTCTGAGTTTTTGCGTGTGTCAGCCCCAATACTGCGAGAAGCGCAGAAGCGACTGCTGGAGGGGCATTACGATGACGCGGAGAGGGTGATTCGCACGTTGGACCTCACGCCTGTGGTCACCACGCTGCATCCGGCCATCGTGTTTCTCAGCAAGGTGGCAATGCTGTTTGGTGCGTCAAGGGTGAACCGTTCCCCAGGAACGTCACGTGTGGGGTTGGGTTTCGAGGATGAGCTTCTGGAGCAGAACGCCAAGGCCTTCGAGCGGGCCATTACCGTTTCCCTGAGGGACCGGGTGGTGGCCTCTGCAGTGCAACTAATTGCAATCGAGCGGGCCAAGGAATCCACGCCAGAAGAGGGCACCTACCTGGGGTCGGTGTTCAAGGCAGGTAAGGAGCCTGGGCTGCTGCCCTTCGAGTCGTTTGTGTCCAAGCAAGGCACCGCGCTGTTCAAGACGGCGTCCAGCCTTCACACATCAAGACTGGCCTCGTTTGGTTTCACGTCAGAGGCAAGGTACCTGGGGATCACCAGCTACAAGATCACGGAGCGCCTAGATGCCCGCACCTGCCCGGTGTGCCAGCAGATGCACGGGAAGCAGTTTCGTGTTGAGCAGGCTCGGGCGTTGCTGGACATAGTCATCCGAACCCAGGACCCAGAAGAATTGAAGACTCTCCAGCCCTGGCCCAAGCAGTCGCCCAAAGCACTGGAAGCCATGGCGGAGATGACACCAGACCAGTTGGTTGGCATGGGGTGGCACATCCCCCCATTCCACCCACGGTGCCGAGGGTTGCTTGACGCTGTGGAGCGAGTGAAGCCCTTGGGTGAGATAGAGACGGAAGAGACGTACAACGCAACCCCGGCCGAGTTCGCTCAGTACGGGGCAAAATTTTCCCCAACCAAGGTAAAGCTATGGAACTCAGTAATGCAAGCGCCAGTGTCGGACGTATTGGGGGCGATGCTCTCGCTGCCACCGGAGCAAGTCTTGCAAAAGTCTATCGAGGGAAGTCTGTCGGGGCTCAAGACCCTCTCTGCTACCTCGTCGGCTATCAACATCGAAACCTCTTCGTTGATGCCAGATGGGGTGCCTGTATCTCACGACCTGTACTTCAGGAAGGACAAGAGCCTCTACATTGGCTCGATTGACATAGGCAAGCCAACCGTAGCGGCCCTCAGATTCGCCATGAAGATCGTGTACAAGTCGGCAAAGGCCACCGCCATGGACTCGATACGCATGATCTCCGAGGGTGGTGTCGAGGGGTGGGCTTTTGCCAAGTATGGGTTCTCCCCCTCTGCCGCTGGGTGGAAGAATCTCAAGGCCTCCATCATGGCGGACCCAGACAAGCTCAGTGTGATCAACTCGACCACGGGACCCATGAACACGGCCCTATCAGCTATTTTCAAGTCGGACGACCCCCGAGACGTGTTCGCCTTGGCGGACCTAAAGTTGGGGAAGAAGTTGTTGACTGGGACATCCTGGGAGGGGGTTCTTGAGTTGGCACACCCTGAATCCATGGTTCGATTCCTTTCTACGGTGGCAGCATGAGCCAGATCAAATCCAAGGCCCTAGACACCCCCTCCGAGGTACACTCGGAGGCATCCCTAGACCTTGAGGGTAGGGGGAAAACCTCCTATCGCGCCAAGGCCAGGAAACGACTATCTGCCATCGGAGTCCCGGCTGAGGACATTGATGGTCTACTGGAGATCACACATGAAAGACCAATTGGCACCAGCCCCTGATGGGTTTGCCTTTGTATTCAAGGATGCAGAAGCGTCCCGCAAAGCGTGGTTGTCTCGCGCCCGCGCCCTGCAGCATGGGGGCAAGGATGTTGGGTGGAAAGCCACGGACGGAAAACCATTGACTGCCGTGGAGAAAGACAACATCAAGCAAGCAAAGATTCCGCCTGGATGGGATGAGGTTTTCGTCCAGTCTGTCAAAGGGCAAGCCCTGATCGCCACGGGG